CACTACAGTGGGAGATGGTTCACGAGATAATCAAACCCAAGGCAAAGCGTATATATTTTGCTGGCGATGACGATCAATGCATCTACTCTTGGATGGGNGTNAATGTCGGAGATTTTCTAAGGGCATCCGAAAATAAGATTGTNCTAGACAAGTCTTATAGACTCCCNAAGTCTGTGTATAACATTGCGGATTCTCTNGTAAAACGGCTTCGTACAAGNCAACAAAAAGTTTGGAAACCTAAAGATCAAACTGGCACTGTGGTCTGGCATCGTGATATCCTAGATGTGGACTTAACAGCCGGAGAGTGGCTAATTTTAGCCCGTACCAATTTCATTGCTAACAAGATCGCAACCACAATTAAAGAGCAAGGATACCTGTTTTGGCGTGAAGGTTCCGGCTGGTCCATTTCCCCTAATGTTCTCACCGGAATCGAGGTATGGTTAAAACTATGCAAGGATCAAGCACTGTCTGCACAGGAATTGAAAAAGCTATCTACATTAATAGTCCCAGACGCTGCCGTCAGAGGTGGCAGGAAGAAACTCGCAAGTTTAGACGCAGAACAAACTTACACGCTAACAGATATTCAAGACCTGTTCTCCCCGTATGTGAACAAGGAGACTCCGTGGCACGAAGTACTGAAGGTAAGCGAGAAGGAACGAATATACATTACATCAGTACGTCGTATGGGGGAGTCTATTTTGACGGGGACCCCGAGGATCAAGATATCGACGATTCACAAAGCAAAGGGTGGCGAGGCGGATAACGTCGCTTTACTGTTAGATTCCTCTAGAGCATGTGTTGAAAGCATGGATCAAGACTCCGAGGTACGGACGTTTTATGTGGGTTTAACTCGCGCCAAAAAGTCTTTGCATATTATCGAATCACAATCACATTATGGGTTTAGGCTATGAAAACACGCGAAGATTTTTTGAATAAGGCAGAAGAGCTAATCAATGGTCCGAGGGCCAAGGAATATGGACCAGCTAAGTTTAATCACGAGCGCATAGCAACCATATGGAGCGTGATCTTAGGCAGGGGCATAACACCAGAGCAGGTAGTCGCTTGTATGATTGGATTAAAGTTAGCGCGACTGGCAGAGGACTCAACAAAGGATGACTCATGGGTAGATATCATAGGTTATGCCGCACTTGGAGGAGAGATTGTAAATGACTGCGATGATTGCTGATGGCTTCGATAACGCTATACTTGGTATAGCTGAAAGATGTGGGGATGATAACGTATTGGCGTATGATGCCGCCAAATGTATTGAGATCCTTGTAGAAGAACACGACATGACTCACGAGGAGGCGGTGGAATACTTTTCGTTTAACGTATCCGGTGCTTATATAGGCAAAGGAACACCTATATTTGTTTGGACACAAGAGCCCACAGACGCATTGGAGCGAGTTAATGAAGACTGATTTATTTGATGATGAAGAGGAGTGGGCACCGCCATCGTCGTTGCCTGACCTTACAAACTGTGAGCGCATGGCAATTGACTTGGAAACAAGAGACCCGAACTTAACCACACTGGGGCCGGGATGGTGCCGTGACGATGGCTACGTTATTGGATTTGCCGTAGCAGCGGGTGATTTTGTTGGTTATTTTCCTATCCGTCACGAGGCCGGTGGAAATATGCCAGAAAAAACTGTCATCAACTGGTTAAAGAAACAGCTTGAAACACCGCATATAGAGAAGGTCATGCACAATGCAATGTATGATCTGGGCTGGTTGCGGTGGGCTGGTATCGAAGTACAAGGTAAAATCATTGACACAATGATTGCAGCACCACTGTTGAACGAGAACCGCAGGTTCTACAACTTGAACTCGTTGGCTGGTGAGTACCTTGGTGAGTGGAAGAACGAAAAGATGCTTCGTTCTGCTGCCGAAATGCATGGTGTTAACCCAAAGTCTGGCATGTGGCAGTTGCATGCTAACTTCGTTGGAAGATATGCCGAGCAAGACGCTGCGGTAACCTTGCGCCTGTGGGACAGGCTTCGTGCAGACATTGTAAAGGAAAAAGTTTCAAGCATTTTTGAGCTTGAGACAAGTTTACTTCCTTGCTTACTAGACATGAAGACCAAAGGGGTTAGGGTAGACATAGACAAAGCGGAGTTAGTCAAGAAAGATTTACAAAAGCGAGAGGATAATTTACTTAAAGAAATAAAGAAAGAGACTGGGGTCGCTGTCTCTCCTTGGGAGGCTGCATCTATAGCAAAGGCGTTCGATTCCCTTGGGCTTAAATACCATAGGACAGAAAACTCTAACGCTCCGTCCTTTACAAAACAGTTTCTTGTGAATCACACGCACCCAATTGCACAGAAGATTGTGAAATTGCGTGAATTTAATAAGGCAAACACTACCTTTGTTGAGACAATACTTGAACATTCGTGTAACGGTCGCATCCATTGTGATTTTAACCCTCTTCGTTCTGATGAAGGGGGGACAGTTACAGGACGATTTTCGTCGAGCAACCCGAATTTACAGCAAATCCCGGCGAGAGATCCAGAGATTAAAGGGTTAATCCGTGGGTTGTTTCTGCCAGAAGAAGGGACAAAGTGGGGCAGCTTTGACTATGCTTCTCAAGAACCCCGTTGGTTAGCACACTACTGCGCTCAATTGCCCGATTTACATCGCCATCCAGAGATTGATACTGTAGTCGAAATGTACCAGAAGGGCAACGCTGACTTTCATCAGATGGTCGCAGACCTAGCCAACATTACTCGAAAGGAAGCAAAGACTGTTAACCTTGGAATTATGTACGGCATGGGACGTAAGAAACTTGCTGGTGTAATGGACATCGATGAGGAGCAAGCCAAGGTTTTGTTGGCTCAATACCACGAGAATGTCCCTTTCGTTAAGGGTATAGCAGACTTATCCGCCGAACATGCAATGAGTAAGGGATCGATAAGAACATGGTTAGGACGTAAATGCCGCTTTGATATGTGGGAGCCCATATCTTTTGGGTTTAGTAAGGCATTGAAGATAGAAGAGGCTTTAAAAGAATATGGGGGGAAAGGCAGAATACGCCGCGCCTTTACATACAAAGCTTTAAATAAATTGATTCAAGGTTCAAGCGCGGATCAAACAAAAAAAGCAATGGTTGACTGTTACAAAGAAGGTTTGATACCTATGTTAACTGTGCATGATGAATTATGTTTTAGCATAGAGTCCAAAGAACAAGCGGACAGAATTGTAGACATCATGGAGAACTGCATACCAGAATTAAAAGTACCGTTTGAAGTTGACATGGCACTCGTAAACAACTGGGGTGAGGTAGAATGAAATAAAATGTTTAAAGCAATGATACTAATATGTTTGATTGTTGATACATCAGACTGCGCTGTATTCGAGGATATTCGAGGACCGTATGAAACTATTGGTCAATGCAATGATCGGGCAGCAGAAATGACCATCGAAGTAATGAACGATCCAGACTTAAAAAAGTTTGTAGTTAGTGGAGCTAGGTGCGATAGGATTTCTGGTCTGAAGACGTAACCGAACAGGTTTCACCCTGACAGCAGTCATCTATCACTGCCTTACAGTAGCTGCACTGCCCATGACCATGCACTTGGATCACTTTTAATGGTGCTTGGCACCTCGGACAGCGATTCTCAGGGCCTTGAGGGTATACTGGTACGTTCATTGATCACGAGCTCCACGAGAATCGATGTTTTTATTTAATTATTTCAGTTACTTGTACTGGGGAAAATAAACGCTTTATTTCCCTAGTTGTCTTTTGTTAGGTCACGGATACGCTTGACCAAACGCTTGGCCCGATTTGGAACCTGATCATGCCACCTCGAATCGACCATTTCGTCTGCCATTTTGTCCCAGTCCCGAGCATCGCATCCAGCTTTCATGCCTTTAAACTTGGATAGACGAGGTCGGCCCATATTAAACATCATGTTGCAGATGACTAACTGTGCCTCTTCAGGCAGATCATCGAAGTCATTGTACAGTACTTTGCATTCGTCGATGGTTACAGCCACATCCAAGTTAAATGCTCTACGCACTCGCTCTTCAGACACCTCTGTACCAATGGGTTCACCAAACTCTGGGTCCGCCTCGGTAATGAGGTGACCAATTCCAAAAGTTGGTAAATTTAAATGATCCAAATACACGGAATACTTACAGCCTTCGTCGTCTGCAAGTTCCACTCTTAACTGATCTTTGTTCATCCTACACCTCTTAATCTCTGCGCTATCATCTGATCCCTTGGGTCAGGAAGCGTGATTGGGTTTGCATTAGCCAGTGAATTGGTTGCGGGAACCGCTAAAGGGGCTAAAGCGGTTCCCGCTTGCGCTGCCACGGGAGGAGCCGTAGCTGCGGCAACTGGTTGTGTGGGTGCTTGCGCTGTTTCCAAGGTCCGTGGTTCGGGGACCGTGGCACTACTTAACTCGTCAACTATTTCTGGTCTTTCTACTTCGATAGGTTCACCAGTTAGCTTTCTACGAAGCAGGCTTCTGCGTATAGCATTTATCTCCCTTATTGGAAACTCTCCTCCAAGTTCCCTTTGTGTTTTTCTAGCCTTGGTCCTTATCTGATCAGATACATTTTGTGGACTAAACTCACCACGCATTATTTTATTTGCGTTACCTACCTTGTACCTATTCAAAGCTCTACGAATTTCTCTGTCTTCCATACCAAGCTGGCGCATATCTTTAACCAACCTAAACATGTCGTTTTGAAGAGTATACAATACTTCGTTTGCCTTTGCATACGCATCGATAACATTGTTTGGATCCATGCGGGATTCGACTTTAGCCGCACGATTAAATATCTGTGCTGCACCTCGTGTGGCAGTGCCGTATTGAGCAGCACCGTACTTAACTACTTTTTCTGCGTCTATCTTTTGCTCTCTAATACCTGTGATAAAAGCTGCGATTTCTTCCTCGAACTGTCTCACATTACCACGAGCATCTCTGCCATCAGGCGCAGTCAACGCAGTCATTAACCTACTTGGATTGTATCCAACTTGTCCACCCAGTTCTGGTTTAGGTCCTATGCCACCCACAACCTGCTCAACAACACCCGGGTTGAATGCGTCAAAAATGTGAGAGAAGCTCTTAGCGAGGATGGCTCCGCTATCATCCACACCAAACTCTCCAGAACCGTCGTTGTATACTTTAGCTCCCGTTCTTGTTACGCCGCCTCGTA